CTTGCAGAACGGCTGCGATAGGAACCACGTTGTTGGGCGCTGTTGGCTTGACGTTGGTCAGCCCGCCCGCCACAGTTGGCGAGGCGTACAAAATGTCTCCCAACGTAAACGCACTGGTGTCTACGTCGCGCACAAAACCCCAGACGGTGCAGTAACCTTTTTCGCCAGTGTCCGGCAGGTCGTGCGTCATCACGCCAACAACGTACAGCGTGTTTGTTGCGCCGTTGGCTAGGTATGGAGCAATGGACAGCGCGCTATCTGGCACGGCCCCTGTAAAGCCCACCACGGTGCCGTTTGGAATGGTGGTGCCGGTGAAGTTGGCCACCCTGGCGTAGGTCTCTAGTCCGATCTGCTGGACAACGCCGTATTCCATGCCGAGGTCAGCGGTTTGATCTACATCATTCCAAGCCAGCCGCGCCATGCGGGAAGCGTGCGGCGCGGATTGATCGAGGTCGATGTAATCGGTGACAACAGAGTTGTTGTTCTCGATGACTGGCGCGGCGGCCAGCAGATCAACCGCATTGGCAATGCGCGTGAGTTGCGCCAGTGCGTCATTCGCTGTGGCCTGCGCATTGCCGGCGGCGATGTTGACCTCCAGCACCCCATCAGGCCCGATGGCGTCAACGGCTGCAAACAGCAGTTCGAACTGTCTGATCTGCTGCTGGTCGGTCAAGAACTGCGCGAGCTGGTCTCGCGTCAGATTGAGTTTCCGGGAGTTCGGTGCGGTGGTTGCCATGCTTAGAACGCCAACGCCTCTAGCTGGGCCTCAAGCCTGGCGAATGACACGTGGGCGCTACTGTCGCCCCGGAACCGCTGAATACGCCAGTTGCGCATGTGGCCCTGTTGGAACCATGCCAGGCGCTTCTTGGTGTCGCCTGCGGTGCCGACTGAAATGAACCTGTCTTGGCTCCACGATCTGCCGTCTAACGAATAGCTGGTGCTGATCTGCGGGTTGCCGAGTGCCGATGAATTCGGGACAGCTAGTTCGAGCAGGATGTATTGGCCGCTTTCCTGCAGCAAAAAGAACCCGTCTTCCTTCAGTAGGCCATCAACAATTTGAGCGGCTAGGGCAACGCTTCCAGTCAATGCCACCAGTTCTAGCTTGTTGAAGATGGCGCCATTGCTCTCGTTGTAGACAATGAGCGTGCCGAATTCCCAGCGCACCTGCTGGCCCCAGTGGTGGCCGGTGCTTTGCACCAAATAGCCGATGGCGCTGGACTGCGGATCGCCGACTAGCCACTTGTTGTAGCACCAGACTATATTCCTAGCCCGGTACTGCGCGATGCCGGTGGTGGTGCTGGCCAGAACAAACCAGACCTGCTCCTGCAGTTCTCGCGAGGCGGATGCATCGTAGACCAGCGTCTGGTCTGGCAAGTGAACGTACAGGTGTTCGTGCGCCTTGTCGTTTCTGGACTCCAGCTTTACCGTGCTCAATTGATCTTCGGTGTACTGCTGAAGAATGTTGTCGATCTCTTGAGTGCTGACCTTTGTCGTTGTTGCCGAGACGCCGAGATAGATGCCAGGCGCTTCGTTCCGCCCGCCGCCAAGGAAGGCCATCGCATCAACAAAAACGCAGCAGGCTTGGGTTCCGATGCACCCCTTTTGAATCTGAGCGCCCTCGATCCTTGCGAACGGAAAAAGATCGCCGCCTTCGTTGTTGAAGACCTCGACGGTGTGCCGATTGAGTGCGTAGACTTCGTTGCGAAGTTTGAGCAGCGCCAATATCGGGTCGGGGTCCGCCTCGCTTGACCCGTACTTCAGCGGGTTGACGGCGAATGGATCGTTCAACTCTGTGACGATCAGGTACTGACCGTCCGTGGTCATGAAGTAGCCATCGACCCAGCAGAAGTCGATCACGAAGCCAAGGTCTGGGTCTGTGACTTGCAGCAACCCTGCGGTGCTGTTCCAGTAGTACAGGCGGCCACCGGATGCGACGGCCAGGCTGGTGAAGCTGTAGTCAAACGTCACCAAGTTGGTGGTTGGCCCGCCAACATCGCCCAGGACGGTTACAGCGCCGCTGCTTGAGACTGAGACCAGCTTGGTGCCCATGACCCGGTAGCAGACGTTGTTCCACTCAATGCCGCCACGGTCGATGCCTGGGCCTGTCCCATTGGCGACAATGCCATCGCCTGGGCGCAAGAAGCCGTTGCTGATGCCGCTGACCTTTGGCACGGGCACCAGATTGACGGGGTAGCTGGTGCGAATCTCCGGCGTGCCGTCAGTATATATGCCATTCAATATTTGAATTTGGGTCATTGTTTTTTCTTGCAATTGTCAAAGTGCCAGCGCTTCATTGCATTACCGCCAGTTTTTTGACAATGTGGACAAATCAAAATTGATTGTGATTTTCCCAGCATTGCAATGCTAACCTTCAGTCGCTCTGCTTCAGTTCTTTTTTGGCCTGTTCTACTTTTGTTTCCAATATGAGCGGCACTCATTTTTTGTTTTGTTACGTCTGAATGTTTATGCCCTAATGCGTTTTTCATTCCCATCTTAGATGCAGACATTCTTGCTTTTACTTCGTCTGTATGTCGATAGCCAGTCAACGAAATTGAAAGTTTTTTACGTGTTTCTTCAGAAATAACTTTACCGCGATGCGCTGCTCCAACTTTGCGCCGCCATTCTGGTGTCTTAACCCATCCTGATGTTCCATCACCGCCATCTGTCATGTTGCATAAACGAACTCCAACTATACGCAGTTGAGAGATTCGTTCTTGCTCAACAAGAAAAGCTAATTCTTCGTCAATATCTCTGGCGACCATTCGGACGCAGAACCCGCCAGCTTTCTTTTCTGTCCTTTGCCAAAACTCATTTCTGTGATGATGACTTCTGACAGAATATCTGTTTCCAGTGCCTTTCCCAACATAAAAAATCGCGCCAGTGTCCGAGCGAATGTGCTCATACACATAGAAGCGGTTTTCTGTCTGTTGTTGCATGGCTTACGTCCACTTAACGCGGTCACTCCAATACGCTGCGCTCATCTTGCCCTTGGAGATGTTCTCGGCGTGCCTGGCCTTGAATGACTCTCGGCGAGCCTGGGATGCTTTCGACTCGCCCTCCGTCTTCGGAGACCCGGAGACGCCTTGCTGACCGAATCGAATTGTCTTCACCTGATCGCCGGCCTTGGCTACTACAACGTGGCTTTTGGTCGGATGCGATGGCGTGCGCTTGGGCTTGTTGTAGCCCTCGACGCCAGCGCGATCCAGTCTTGAGTCTTTGGCGCCCATGATGCCCTAGTCAAGCAAGATATACGCGCCATCCTCTTGCAGCAGGAAAAAACCATCCTCCTGCAGCAGCGCACCGGCAACCGGCCCGCCTCCGATATTCCAGAAGCGAATACGGAAGCGTAGCCGGGTCAGCGGGTACATCTCAGAACCCCTCGCCTGGCATGACGTGCAAGGACGTGCCGGCGGCGGAGATGTACGCCATTAGGCTGTAATCGCCGGGCTTGGTGATAGTTACCTGTGCGCCTCCCGGCACCGGGTAATCTGCCGTGGTCGCAACCACCGGGGCGGTTTCGCCGAACCGGATGTAGCAGACATTGGCGCCGAGGTTGGTCAGGCAAACGGTCTGCGTAGCACCGGTGACCGTTGCTGTGGCCGATGCCGCTCCTGGGGACACGATGACGCCACGGTTGTAGCCTGGCGAGAATGGGGCTGAGTTGTAAGGCATTGGGTTCGCTCCTGAAAATTAGCCGATGCGATACCAAGAGTTGGTCGCTTGGTAAAAACGCATGGTGAAGAACGCATTGGCGGCCAAGGTGGTCGGCGCTCCAAATGCCGCGGCAGCGCCGTTGAGCGCCAGCGTGAATGCCGTGATGATCTGCGTGGTGGTCACCAGCAACTGCGTCCCGTCTGGCGTGCCGGTATTGAGCGGGAGCGTGATCGTGCCGGTGGCCAGCGTGCCGGCTGGCTGCAGCAACATCCACTGCTGTTCGCTGACTGGCGTTGGAACGGTGACGTTGAACCCGGCGCCTGGGGTGTAGAGGTTGGTGGAGACGGTAGGCGCTGCAAAGACGGTCTGAAAGTACGCCAGCAGTTGACTGACAGAGACCTTGCGAGCATCGCCGTTGTTCGGAACGTAGATCGGCAGAAGATCGCCGCCGGATATCTGACTGAGGCCTGCTAGTTGATTGATCGTCGGCATGTGTGGCCTCTTTCAGGTGTATTCGAGCGGGCCATCCTGGCCGGCCAGGGTTGGGTAGACAGGCTGCGCCAGGAATGGATTGTCGTAGACCCTCCAAGGCTTGTTGCCTGCGCCGGATGGCATCGTTCCTGGCATCTGTTGCTCGATTGGCATGGCGGCCCTGGACAGGAGGGTATTGTACGTCTCCTTGGCCGTCATCTTGGTGTCGGGCATGACCTGCTTGCCGTAGCTCGGGGCCAGCTTGACGCCGAGATTGGTGTAGATCGCTTCGTTGGACGAGTCCGGGACGTTGGTCTGCTCGTCCAAGTCGCTGTCCTGTGGGTTCGAGGGGAGCGGGTAGCCCAAGCGGATGCCAAGCGCATTCCACGATGCAATCATGGTATCGAGTCGGCGCAGAGCGCTGTCGAGTTGCTCCGGCGTGAGGTCAAAGACGTAGGACGCCAGCCCGATTTCTTCGAAGGCCTGCGTTACGAACTGGCGCTTGGTCCATCCCATTGCTCAGACTCCTGTGATTCGGTGCTGGATCAATTGTCCCAGCTTTCTGTCCGGCGTGCGACCGTCGAAGCGAATGTCTAGCTCTCGCGCCTTGAGCTCAAGCTCTTGCCGCGTCGGTGGTGCGTCATCCTTCGGGGCTGGTGCCGCCGCCTTGGCCAGCTCGCGCCAGTCTAGCGGCTTTGACGGCTTGTGCTTCTTGACCGGCTTGCGCAGCCACTTGGACTTGATCTTAACCGGGCCGCTGGCCTTGTCGCCAGCAGCGATGATAGCCTCATCGGATGATGCAAACCAGCCGGCTGCCAGCATAGCGTCGGCCTGCTCTTGGGTCTGCACGCCGATGATCTTGTAGGTGCCAGTGCCGCCAGGCTTTGGGATTTGCCCTGGCGACTGGTACAGCATGGCCGGGAGTTGCATTACTTCTTGGCCTTCATGGGCTTGGCTGTTTTTGCAGATGCAATGAATGCGGCCTTTGTTGGTGCGCCTTCGGTGCCGGGTTTGCGCATACGCTCAGGCGTCTTGCCTGCGGCCTTCTGGCTTGCAATGCGCTTGCGCTTGGCCTGAATGTTGGAGTAGAGACCGTCTTTCATTTCTTGGCCTTTGCTGGGGCTTTACCGGGCTTTCCAGCCTTCATCGCGGCAGTCCTTGCGGTAGATAGCGCAACGGCGATGGCTTGCTTCTGGGGCATCCCTGCCTTCATCTCTTTGCCGATGTTTTTAGAGATCGACTTTTCGGAGTAGCCTTTTTTTAGGGGCATGGTGTTCTTTCCTGTTTGCGTTTCTCACGGGCCAACTGCATGGATGCTAGGCGCTTGGCCCTGATAACAGGGTCTTGCCACGAGCTGGCTGTCTTGCCTGCAATTTTCTGCTTTGTGCTGTCGTCTCGTGGCGAGCGTTTGCGAGCTTTGGCCGCTACGCTCATCTTGGCGCGGGATTCTGGCGTTCGCTCGTAAGCGGCTAGTTTTTGCTTGGTTGACTCTGGCATTGCATAGCCGGATGCCTTACGCTCTTGCCAAGTTAGTTTAGTTTGAACTGATCGTGCCGCACGTTTTTCATCTGTCCACGATGCCTTGAGGCCGTCTGAAACCTTCTTGCGGTATTCCTCGTCTTTCCAGCGCTCAGTTGATACCTCAACCCATGAGGAAACGTCAGAGTACTTGCGGCCTGTAGCTTTCGCAGAAATCTTTGCGGCAACGTCTGGATTCTTGGATGGGGCTGTTTCACCACCATAGGCGACGTTGTACCCTTGTGGGGCCAACGCGCCTAAGGCAATGATTGCTGCTTTTTCAGCAGCGTGCAGTTCTTCTTGCGTGTCAAACTCAGCAATCAATGAGATAGCCGGCTCGCCATATTTGCGCCACGCACAATGCACAGGGAGCAAACTTCCGCTTCTAACGGACCGTTTGTGTTGCGCAATGCGGGTGTTCATAGTGCGCACCGTTTGCCCAATGTAGGCCTTGCCTGACGCAAAAAGCAACTTGTAGAGGGTGTGCATATCATGCTCCTGATTTGATTCAAGAGCATGATAGCACACTAAGCGGTATTATGCTGTTTAATTATTGATTAAAAAGCAAAATTCCGCTCATTTCCGGCTGTTTGTTCACAACACCGAACAAGGTATCAAGGCGATACTTGATGACCATGCTGTCGATATCGTAGAACTTCTGCATCACCAGCTCCACGCCCTGGTCGGTGGTGGCGCGCATCACTGCGGTTCCAGCATCGGACGGGATGGCGTAACGGCCTGGCAGGATTTCCAGCGAGTCCTTTTGCCAGAACACATTGATCGCCGAGGCTCCAGTGTTGAGCCAGTTCAGTGCCGCGGCGCCGGCAGCGGTAACCAGCTGAACGTTCTTGTACTGCAGTTCAGCATCGGTAGCCGGTGCGGTGGCTGCAATGATCGGAGGGCTGATGACCAAGGTCACGCCACCGGCGGGAACGCTAATGACGCGGAAGGTCTTCAGTTGGCCGGTAGACACTTTGGTGATGTGATGCACCGCGTAGATACCGTCAATCGTGAACGCATCACCAGCCACAACGCCAGCCGAGTTGGACACGGTAACGGTTTGGTAGCGGTTGTCCACGTTGATCTGGCCGCCGACCGAGGTCGAGGTAGCCTGTGGCACGTACTGAGCCTGGGCGCCACTAGTGTCGATGGTGGTTACACCACCAGCTGCCACGGCGATGCGGTTCGCGTAGTCGAACTTGTAGGTATCGAATCCAGCGACCATCCCGACCTGGTTACGCTCGTAAGCGAGGTTAGATTTCGGGTTGCCGAAGGAGCGAGTCGCCACCGCCAGGTTGCCGGCCATGCCGTTGTAATCGCGGCTGGACAAGCCCAGGAAGCGGTCGTAGTCAGGAACGCCTTGCTCGTTCATGATCGTGTCGCACAGGCTCACGTCGTCATAGTCACCGGCGGCGCCAACGATAGGAACCACCAGCGTGCCTTGAGCGGCTGCGGTGTTCATGATCGCCACGTTGATATCGCTGGCCAACTTCTGCTTCGCGCTCTCGCCCAGGCGGCCTTCTTGCAGCGCATCGCGCAGGTCAAGGGTTGTCATGGTCCATGGCACCGTTTGGCTAAAGCCGATGGTGCTGGGAACTGACAACTGAGTCATGTTCTGATAGGTGACGGGCGTGCCGGGTGCGCTGGTTTGCGACTGGGCAATGTAAGGCATCGGACGCCAGATGGTGTCGTTGGTACGAGCCATCATCGTCTTCC